GGCATAAGCGCGTTCAATCGTCTTTGTAAACGTAAGATTTAGCAATAACACTTTTGATCATTTCATATGATTGTTTAGTATTTTCATCCAGCACATCATACTTACTCTATATCCATTCCATTAGGTCTTGATCACTTAATGGCCTATTAGTTAGTCTAGTGTCTGCATCTAATTGATTTTCATAATCGTGAATATTTTCTTTGTAGCCTCTATCTTCTTCGTCTTCTACAGGAAGCCTTATTTTCTTAAAGGCGGCTCTAGCACTTATAGCTAATTCTTGCAATTTTCCTATAGCTGCATAAAAAGGGTTGTAATCATGTATTTTGAACATGAAGTAGTGTAATATATTGAAAGTAGATCCCAACCAAGCCTAAGCAGCTATTATCTAGTCTTTGTGATACGAATGTCTTCTGAATACATTATATTAGGTAGTTTTTGTACTAAAATTTTCTTTTAATGCAATATTATTTAATTTCCTTATCATTTTAAAGGCATTTACTCTACGTTGCAATTCAGTGTCATAATAATTTATTGGAATCACATTTGTAGAACAAAAGTCTATGTCTGAAATGTCTCCTATTTTGTAGAACTTAGCTATTTAGCCTAATCCGTAAGGTGATTTTAAATCTTTAGCTTATTCTTAGGTCATAAACACTTTATCATAATTGATTTTTGCTAAATTAAGGTGATCTAATTCTTAATAAAAACAAACAACATCATCGCCTTTAACCCATAATTTATAATGAACGTCCGGTATTAAATCAGTCATAAACTCATTAACATACCTGTTATACATTACCATTCTTATAGTGTTCATTAGAGTAGTATCTGGTGATCCTGAAAATGTTTTACCAGTAACTTCCATAACTCCATAATAATAGGGTTTCTTTGGAGTTTGAACTTTAAGTTATATAGTTCGCCTACTGGTCATGAATATACTATTATAATCTGCTTGTGTGAAAGGTAATGTGTGTCCTTTATATCTATATGCTAGTGAATAAATCTCCTAGTCTATGATCTCTTTAATCTCTTGAAATTAGGTTAAATCAAATCCTGAACCATCTAGTTACAATGTATGTGGGTGTGTTTCATTCAATTAATCTAATAAAGTCTCTGCTTCCTGCCAATTAGTGAAAGTTTTATATCCGAAAAATTCGGTTTTAAACATTTTTTCTAACTCCAAAATTAAAGGTCCTTAAGCATACTTCAGGTATGAAGGACAACAACATATGCATCTTGTTTTTGGAGTTTCTATTTCTTGTTTGTCATTTAAAGTATAAAATTACTTTTCACATTTAACCATATTAGTATATGCATGTAATTACTTTCTATTCACTTACTTATCAATCTCAGTGGCGTTTAGTTCTATGGTGTTTTCAATATATTCTAGGACTTCACCTTGTTTACTGTGATGCAACTAATTAAACCATTACTTAACGCTTGGATTAACAGCGTGAATGTGATTGTCTATAAATTATCTTATTATTGGTTAGGAGAATAGTTTGAATGAATTGAGTATTCTTGGATCTGGTCTTCTTAAAGGCTTTGCCATTCGTAACATGGACAACAGATTGTTATAATAACAGGGTTGGTATAGTATAGGAATATAAAATAAATCAGTTTGCTGTAATTATACAAATTCTTCCATTTGTTTCCTAGGTGCATCATCACATGGACATGTTAAATTTAGTAAGTTTATAGTAGGAAATTCCAATAGTATACTAGGTGTTCTTAATCGTATATCAATGGTGTAGTGACCATCCTGTATATATTACTCTGCTGTAATCATAGTTTTATAATTCTCATGTGCTCTGAACCCGAATTCGTCGATGCCCTAAGGTCTCATTTCTAATTGGCAAATTATTCCTTAACCCTCTATTCTTTATAAGTTGAATAACAGACTTATTTTTTGAATTATCTATGCCTGCGTTGCAATGTCATGGCCTCCGTAGACTGGACATTATTCATTAGGACACACAAACAGTAATTTCAAATTTCTTACGGCATTGTTTTTTGCTATTGCATAATAACAATGGCAGATTTAACAATTTTCTTTTTTATACTGATCTTTCTCATATGGCATGTAACATTGTACCATGTTAAATTGTTATGGTGGTAGATTTTGGCGTTAAATAGGCTATCCTGCTATGTTGAATTCAGGCAGATATTGCATGCCATAATGTCTAAAAATAAATGGCTGTATGTTGTCTGACATTAAGAACTGTGTTACATCTCCTGTCAACTTAATATGTTGATTGTTGTTGTATAAGCTAGTGGGTTATTTTAAATCTTTAATTACTACTTCATCTGAAATTGGGAATAATAAATCTCTATTGGGAAAACTAGATGTACAGACGCTGGTTATTGACTTAATTAATGGTCGTATTTTATAAAGCGTTTGCAATTGCTCTTTAGCTATTTTAGTTCTAT